AGATACCATGAATCCAAATGTATCTGCATCATCCTTATCCTCGAATATATACATGTAGAATTTACTGAATTCCCTCATTACCTCATCTGTAGGTCTTACGGGAAGTAATAAATATCCATCAGTATATAAATCTTCAGATATTAAACATACCCACCATTTCTTTATACTAGGCTTTACCTTATACTTAAACCTTTCTCTTAGTTTAGTATGAACCCATTCTGGTACTTTCTCTAATAAGTAGTTGATATAAATCTTTTCTTTCTTATTGGCTCTTCTTTTGAAAGCAGAGGGTTGCTGTACTTGCCTGGGTAATATCCTAAAGTTATTCCATCTATCGAATTCTAATATCAAACCTAGAGAATGTTTATCCCATTCATTATCTGAACCTTGTAGTCTTCTTATATTTCTTTCTAGATTACGAGTATTTACCTTAGGAACTAATTGGGAGGCATCTCCAGTATTTAGTAGAGCCTCTTTCCTTTTCATCCTTTTTTCTATGCAAGCCTCGATATAATCCTGGAAGTTTCTTTCACATGGGCAATCTGGTCTAAATATTGACTCATGTATTTCGAAGAAATCCGAAAATAATCGGAAGAACTTTTCAGACCTTTCTTTTATTTCTAGGTACTTATAATGAGATAACTTTAATATCTCTCCAGCTTCCCAAGAGGATTTACTCTCTGATAACTGAAGAAAAAGGGACTGCTGCTCAGTTGGAGTCAAACAGTCCCATGCTTTCTTTTGGTATTCATTCATATTAACGCCTCCTTTTATTAATGTTCTCTTCTATCTTTTCAGAAGTAATAGAATTTGGGTCATAGTCAAAGTTATTACAATGTAATTTATCTGGGTCTGAATCCTGATATACACTGTAAAGAACACTGTCAAAATCAAGGGTTACTTCCATTTTACCATGTTCTGGGTAGATTAGTACTTTTACTGTTCTATTAGAGTAATTTACGTCTAATACTGTAGCATCTATACCTTCATAGGGATACCCTTTTAAAACGATATAATCACCTGGTTTTACATTCATAAGGTCATCAACAGAGTATTTTTTATTTGCTTTTGCTAATCTTATGAATCTCCTTACATCTTTTCTAGAACAAGTGGCAACTAATGAAAAATCATCGAAGTCTTCAGCATTATCTATACGTACCTTCTTTTTTCTTTCGTGCATTGTTTCAGTAGATTTAAGAAAGGTTCTTATACCTGAGATATTTCGTTTTAGTTTATTTAAAAAAGGCCTTGAGAAAGCATTCTCTGTGGGCATTCTCATAAAACCATAATTGAAAAGTATAGGAACAGATTCAAATACCATCTTACCCTTTACTGTTCTCTTAAGTATATCTAGAGTTGGGATAATAACCTTGATATTTTCGTATCCCTTTTCTTTTAACTCTTTCTCGATAAGGTGATAATACTTTCTTTCTAGGTAGAAGATTACATAGGAGTATGGGATACGTTTTTTCATATTACTGATTTTTTACGATTAACTTAGCTTGTTTGTGAATCATCTTATACGGTACTTTTAATATTTCACTAGCCATGAATACCATAAGAGTATTCCCAGGTACTTGGATATACATTACCTTAGTAACATACTGGGCAATAATATCTCCAAGTTTAACACCTACTACAAAGAAAAATTCTGCTGAGGGCATTGAATTATATCTCATACATAAGATGGGTACTTTCTTTGCCCTTTTAGCATCTTTACTTGCTTGTTCCCAGAATTTTAATATATCACATGATTTATTACCCAGTAATACATGTTCAAATTTGATGTCTTTGTAGTTTTTACATTCTACTGAGATTTTACATCTGTGAGCATGTCTTTCATCCTGACACATAATATCAGAAGACAAATCCCTACTCTGATGATTTGCACCAGAGTAGGGTGTTCTGCCGAATTTGAAAGAAGTCCATTCCGTAAACCATTTTGAGACTTTGAGTTCAAATCTTGAACCTTTCTTTTTACTATTTGCCATAATTTCATTGTATTGTTTATGGATCATAGTGGTTTATAATAACTAAGGCCCTTGATTTTCTCTACTTGCAGGATCTTAGTATTTGATAAAGGTAATGAGTCGTGATGTGTTATTAAAAATAATGATTTACCGTTGAATATGTGTTTTATTAGGTTTATTACCAATTTTATGTTATCAGAACTTAGAGATTCAAATACTTCATCTAAGAATGCCAGATTAATACCCTTACTTGCAGTTAAAGATTCGTGCATTGCGAAAGCCATACATAGATTTACCAAAGTCTTTTCACCTCCTGACAGTTCATCATAATCAATAATGTGATTATCCCTTTCTATAAGAGTAACAAAATCCTTTCTAGTTGAATTAAGATCAATGTTAAACTCAATTCTAAAACCTAATACTTCTGAATAACTAGCTAGAGTACGATTTAATAAATGTAGGGATGAATCAAATAGATATGCCTTGATTCCATTGTTACCAAGAGGGTCATTTATCAACCAATTATAATTCTCTAACTCTAGTTCTCGGTTATGGTAATCTTCATCTACCTTTCTTAAATCCTTACGAATCTTTTTTAGTCTTTCTTTGTATTTAGTAGACATTACCTTTAGTCTCTGATTCTTAAGGTCTTTTATTTCCTGGTCTATATCTGCCAAATCTGAAGCAATATCGGAACATTCTTTAACTAGAGTCTTATACTTACTGCAGTTAGATTCTAATTCATCTAACCTCTCTATTGATTCTTCATATAAGTTTTGAAGTTCTTCCCTTTCTTTAAATGCTTTACTGATGGGAGTAAGCATTTTCAAGGCTTTCTTATATTGTTTATTCTTTATTAATTCTATGGACTCATCCACCAGTTCATTTAAGGGAGTACTTAGAGTTTCCTTGTTTATCTTAATTCGATTCTTTATCTCTTGTACTGCTTTGGTTTGATTTCTTACCTTTTGTTCTATTGCTACATCTACTTCATCTGAAATATGTTTTTGTTTTGCAATAAGTAACGCAGTTAGGTCTTTCCGTTCTTCCTTTAGTTTCCTAGATTTTTCTCTGAGATCTTTCTTAAAGGATTTCTCCCTTGACCTCAAATCGAAGTAAGCTTCTTTATTGGCCTCTAATTCTTTCTTTAGTGAAAGGGATTCGGATTCTAATTGATTAATCTCATTTAAGATAACTGCCTTATCTTGATTAGCTATACCCTTTGCTAAATTTAGGTATTCTAAATCGAATACTTCCTCAAAAAGCTTTTTCTTATCCGAATTAGATTCTTGGATTAATCTCTTAATACCCTGACCGAACATAATTGAGTTCATGAATAACAGATAGGATAATCCTAGTTCTTTATTGATGGCATTCTGTAGTTCATTCTTACCCTTAATATTGATAATCTCGGCATTTTTAATGATTATGAGTCTATCATTTCCCTTAGCACCATCCTCTAGGTAATCTTTGAATTTTTGACATCTGATTACCTTATAGGAATCTTGGTTTTTCTGAAAAAATACTTCTACCATGGTTCCCTTATAATCTTTAGGTTGGTATTCTTTCCAAGTATTTACCTCAGATACTCCCTTTATATTTTTCCCATATAATGCCCATACCAAGGCATTCAGTAAAGTTGATTTCCCAAAACCATTAGGAGCTTTGATAAGAACCGTACAATCTTGGTTTAATTGTAAACTGAAGGAATCTATAGAACAGAATCCCTGTATATTTAACCTTGTAAATGTCAACATGATTCAGCTTTGTTTAAAGTATCAATTAAAAGTTGTTTCTTAGCATCATCCTTTATGCCTTTCTCCCTTAAATACCTTTTTGCTAGAGTTTTCTTAGAAACTTGCTTAGTAATCTTATGGTTTATATTTACTTGAATACTAGTTTTCTTGGGTAAAATGGTATAATAATTGCCATCATCATTAATTTCATCTTCGGATTCAACATCTACGAATTTTGGAAATCCCTTTAGTTCTACAAATTCCATAGATAAATCCGAATAAAGTTTCCAATATCCCAGTTTACAATCTTTATCGGTTCTTCTCTGTTGATAAGGAGCACCAATCATATAAACCTTCTTTGATAATCTTTGTGGTTTATGTATATGCCCACATAACACCAAATCAAACTTATTTAAAGTGTTTACATTAAGATTTTCTACAGAACCTATTTCTCTCCCATCGGTATCTCTTGCTCCCGGATAATCAGTATGAAGCATAAGGATATTTTTCTTTTTAGGATTAAGTTTTATACTTTTTATATACTCTGATAAACCAATATTATTATCTATATAGGGTATCCCATAAACTACATGTTTATGATAGTTTAACCTAAAATGTTCATAATCTAATGAATAGAAGAGGTTAGGAAAAGCTTTAACAATAGCTTTATCATAGGATATAAATTCCCTATCACCTATTCTATGAATAACCGGGCTACCATGATTACCTGAGATAGTCAGTATTATAAAGTCTTTTTTAGATAATCTACTAAATACTTCCATAACCCTAGATAATAAATTTGGGGATATCTTATCAGAACTATGAAATAAATCCCCACAATGTAATAAAGGAACTCTCTCCTTTATACAAAGTTTTGATAACTTTATTAATACTTGGAAAGCTGTTTCAGTTCTACTAGTAAATTTACCATATTCTCCAATATGTAAATCTGAGATAACATAGGATATTACTTGCTTCCTTACTACCTTTCTATTCTTCTTAATACAGTCTCTTATATTATCCAAAGTAGTTCCCCATTTGAGATTCTCTACGGAATTATTCTTAGGATTATCATCCAAGTGCATTACTATAGGATAATTATTAGGATTAGGTATATAAGCTTCAGCTACTAACCTATGAGCATAAAGTTGAGTTTTTATTTTTCTAAATCTTAAACAAAATCCATATTTTATATACCCATTAGTAGATACTGTAGGCTTACGAATTTTCCAAGTATTAGGAGTAAGCCTACCCTTATTATCATACCTACTATATAACAAACCTTCCCGGGTAATATGATACCCGGGAAAGCCATTGATATTATCTTCCATTACTTGTTTCTTCATATTAATCCAATCTTGACATTATCATGTGTATTCTGTCGTAGAAATCTAATTGGGGTACTACTAATATATCTATTACACTTAAAGTACTCCACTGAGTTAACAGGTTACCCATTATATCTGACATCTGAGCCTGATAATATCTATTTATGATTCTCTTCTTATTGTCTTCCATTGGCCATTCTTTCATATTGTACATACTCAAGGGAAGGTATATTAATAAATCACATTGTTGAACTGTAAGATCTTTGCATATATCTAAGAAAGCATCTACTTCACATTCGGGGATATTAGTAGATTGTTTATATATGAAATAAGCTGCTAAATCTACATAACTACGGTCTGTTACAAAAGTTTCTTTATCCTTGAAAAGCTTATTTCTCAGATTCAACAATTGATAATCCTTGTTTATGAGTTCTCCACATTCTTGGTGTAAAAACTCAGCATGGGGCATCTCTTTTGTATCGGGCATTAAATCTGACATACTACCAGATATAAAGGGTATACCATATTTGGTTTCTATGAACTTTGCCAAAGTGGTTTTTCCTATTCCACTTGGCCCTACAAACATAATTCTTTTCATGATAACAAATCTTTAAATGGTTTCATAAATTCATTTGTCATAAAGGATGCTAAAGAGTATTCGATACAGACTTCTTTGAATTTCTTGTATTTTATCTCCTTATTAGCAAACTTTTTCATAGGTAACTTGGATAATGGTACTTCTTTTTGAAATAATCTTAAATCTATAAGCTTCTTATTCCTTTCTGCAATCTCTACATGAGAAGTTTGATGATGATGCTCTAGAAATTTATCCAAAGTACCATATTCGTCCAATATTTTCCTAGCTTTTACAGGACCAATACCTGGTATACCTTTAATATCATCCGAAGTATCCCCCACCATTGAAAGGTAATCTACTGTTTCTTCAGGAGAATATCCGAATAGTTCCTTACAATTACCCTGATGAATCATCTCATCTTTTCTTGGATTGTTTATTTTTACGTCTTTACCGATAAGTTGATTAAAGTCCTTATCGGATGATATTATGATTACCTTCTCAGTGGGTTTTTTATTTAAAACTAGGTATGCTAAGAAATCATCTCCTTCATATTTAGTAGAATTATGCTTATCAAAAACATATTTAATTCTTAGGAGCTTAAGCATACCCATAATAACACGTTTCTGAGATTGCAAAGATTCATAATCTACTGAGATATTTTTCCTATGGCCCTTATAATCGGGTAACAGAGCATCTCTATAAGGAGAGTGTCCATTATCAAAAGTTATAATAACCTCATCTGGGTCCCACCTATGTAAGAACCCATGTAATGATCTAAAAAATCCGAATATTGCTCCACTTGGTTTTCCATCAGTAGACTTAAGTTTTTCAAATTTGTGAAAACTTTGGTGAAGTAGGTTACATCCATCTATTAGTAATATTGTTTTCTTACTCATCGTCTTCCTCCTCTTCGTCTTCTGATTCATTATAGGATTCGTATTCTACTCCATCTATGGGATAACAGTTTTCTGTAAGAGCTTCTAGTTTCTTACGAGTAGTACCAATGGTATTTATATCTGCTTTCCTTAAAAGCTTTCTTCTTAGATCATCATCTTCTTCCAAAAGCTTTTGAAATTTCTCTTCTCCTCTTGCAAGAGTCTTATCCTTGAGTTTATATACTCCACCTGAGGATTTAACGATTATATCGTTTTCTACCAATACATCTTCTAATCCAAAGCATCTATCAAATCCAACCTCATGGAACTTAGGATTGAAGTATACTGGGCATTTGCTGATTGTAGGTCTTGGGGGAGCAACTTTATTTTTAATAAGTCGAACCGTGACGAGTTTCCCAGCTTTGCGTTCTTTACCCTTTTGCTTAACAGTGATAGATCTTCCTGAATAGAAAGCAGCTCTGATTGAAGCGTAGAACTTAAGTGCTGCGCCTCCTGTTGTTGTTGTATTATCTTTTCCGAATCCAACATTCAATGCAGTTCTTAATTGATTAATATAAATCTGTGTAACTCCCAGTCGATAAAATAATTCGCTTCTGATACGGAAGTATTTATACAAAGCCTTTGCTCTACCTCCCATCTCTGCTTTAGCATCCGTCATTTTTGAATCTATGTTATCTGCACAATCCATAGCAGCAACTGAATCTATTACCAGAAGTATTGGTTCATTGTGTGTTAACTGAGATCTGAAATACAATGCTAAGTCTGCTACTGCATCCGCAACATTCTCAATACGAGTATCATTAACTACTGTAACTCTTTCTGGGTCAACTCCATTAGTTTGAGCCCAAGAATTCATCCATGATTGTTCGGCATCTACCCATATTACATGCCCTCCAAGTTGTTGACATGAATAAGCAAAGTTGTAAGCTATAAGTGATTTACCAGAGGATTCTTCTCCTGCTACTTCTAGGATTTTACCAAATGGGATTCCTCCACCAAAGGTATAATTCAATGCAAAGAAAGTACTGGGTAACCATAGACCTGTTTCTTTTGTTTCAGAAGCAAGTACTATTGATGACCCATATTTCTTTAGTAATTCGTTTTTAGAGGGAACTTTTAAACCCACTTTTCCTTTTGCCATACTGTAATGTATTAACATAAATAAAGGAGATAACCAATTTCTTGAATTACCTCCTCTACCAACCATTTATAAAACCAATTTATCAAATATCTGACTTATACTTTCTCTTTTTCTTCTTAGGCTCATCGTCATCCATGTAATGATCTTTATGAATACCTTTCTTTTTCTTCTTTGGTTTTTCATCCTCTTCATCAGAATCTCTTCCTTCTTTTAAGAATGATGCCAAAATTTCTTCCAGTTCATCGTAATCTTTAATCTGAGATCTTACTATGGATTCCAAATCTACGTTACCTGAATACTTCTTGTCAAGTTTAGTAGGTTTACATGCACGAGCAGAATATGTAGTATCATTCTTACCTGAACCAGAACGGATAATTTTTATATCATATCCAGTTCTTGGGTCTGTCATATCTCCAGCTTCGTCTTCATCCAAGTAAAGGTCGATAATATCCTGGTATACTGATCTTGGGATTAATACTCCCTTATCTTTTCCCTCATAATCTACCTTAGTACCTTTCTCATCTGAATATACTATTCCACCCACTACGTATTTTATTCTTGGTACCAACATCTTTGCAAGTTCCTGATCATCGGGATCTTTTGAGTTTTTCAGTTCTTGATATTTTTCCATGAAGGGGCATGGTTCATCAAATGTAGCAGGTGAAATAACTCCTCCCAAATCTTTATTCAGATAGAATTGAATCAATTCAATACCCAATTCCTGGTCATCACCTGGAGATTTGATTCTCATTCTTAAAGTTCCCTCTTTAGGGAATACCAATCCACTACCATTACCCTTGGATTCTAATTGTTTTTTCCGGGCTAACATCTTATCCTTAGTAGTCATGCCACTAGAAGATAACTTCTTCTTTTTATCCTTATCTTTAATCATATCAATCTAAGTTATTTGGTTCTGAGTATGAGATCTCATTTAAAGCTAATACGGTGAACAGACCCTTTTCATAAAAAGGTTGTAATTCCTGAGGTAAACAGTTTTTATCGAATTGATGCTCTTTACCAGCATACAGTCCATATTCAATTATACGACCGATTTCCACATGATCCTTGTAAGTTTGATATTCTTCTGTAATTACACCCGATTTAATAACAACACCCTTACGAGGAACTCCTTCCTTTACCATATCCGGGATGATAATACCAGAAGCAGTAGTATTAACCTCTTTGGGAGAATATACTAAAATTTTATTTTCTACGGGTAAACCTGGAATACTATTACCAAGCTTCTTAGCTACTAGAGTTGATATAAGTTGTAAATTATACATATTTATAAAAATTTAGTTAGTAATCTTTTATAGTTCCTACTGTAACTTACGGATATTGGCATTAAGAGTTCTTAAGATGCCCTCTCTACTCTCATAAGCTTTACAGATAGCTATAAATTTATTAGCTTTAGCTGCAGCTTTTAGATACCTTTTGCAAATAGATTTATATTTGGG